TAGAGATGACGAGTTGTGCAGTACCATGCTGAGTGGTGAGTTCGTTCATGTGATGCAGTAGTGACGTGATGGTCACAGCACTTTGCACGACTAGCATGTGTGGTGCATGGCGAGTGATGAACTCGTATGCTATGTCCGTTGCTGTCTTCACTGCTGTGCTCTTGCGTGTGACTCCTGACTCAGCAGTGAGGATACAGTAGAGGTTCATGAACACAGGTGCACGTGGTCGTTCGATGCGTATCTCACGACCGAGTGCGATAGAGAGCAGCCAGCACGCACACCAGAAGTCGTACGCACTGGCTGTCTCGCTGTCACTCTGCGCGTCCATGTACTCGGCAATGAAGCTGCCGTCTGGTACGTACGCACGGTAGTTGAGTCGTGATGTCACTGCTTTGTCGGTGGTGGTGTGGCGATGATCTGACTCATGAGTGTATGCACGCCTGCTTCGAGTAGTATGCGTACAGCAGTAGCTGCTTCGTGTTGGTCTTTGAACAGTGGTAGCACGATGATTGGTACAGTGAGATGCTCACTTGGATCAGTAGGATCGGTGACTTCTACGTAGTTGACGACAATCGTTGATCCGTCCTCATGCACCTTGACTAGATACGACTCGACATCGTGCACTTCAACGTCCAGGAACGTAGCCAGCGCTGTGCGTTGCTCATCATGAGTAGCCATCACAACTCCAGTGGTACGAGATCAGACCAGCGACGCACTTCTCGATCACCAGGTACCCACTTCACTTCACATGGTATGATTAGTGGCTCACCACGGATGTAGAGCGGTCGCTCTGCGTAGTGCTTCATGATACGACCAACATGCTTGGCGTCAGCGATGCGACACAGTGCTGTGTTGCTGTCATGTACGTTCAGTCGAATGCGTGCTGTGTGTGGCCATGCACTATCTTCATGACACTGGTACATCACTTGTGTGTTCTTGTCACCGATGGTGCTTTGTGGCTTGAACGCAACGATTGCTTCGAGTTGTTCGTCACCTTCAAGGCGCTCCATGAGTCGCCAGACGCGGCCAAACGGAGTAACCAACTTCCGTTCTCGTCTGACAGTGGCTTCCAACTCGCTCCACCACTTGCGTAGTTCCGGTGTGATACTGTGATAGAGATTGTAAGCGCGCACTGCTTCGTCGTACGCAAGGCCAGTAACCTCTGCAAGACGATCTGGACCCATGCGGTAATTGAGGCCATGTCTACAGCGTTTAGCGATGTAGCGGATCGTGTATTTCTCATCAACGAAATCCTTCGTTGGCACGTCATCGTATGGTATCTTGAACATCTCACTTGCTAATGCACGGTGACAGTCGTACTTGCCATCGAGTCGTGCTTGTTCGAACTGTTGCTTCCACTTTGGTATGTTCGCGTCCCATGCAACGTAGCGTGCTTCTGCTTGTGACAGATCGTAGTACACGAACGTGTAGCCAGGGTCAGCAATGTACATCTCACGTGCTTTAGGTGGTTGGTTCTGCATGTTGCTGCCGCTGTGCCACATGTTCTGTGCACTACTCAGTCGTCCTGGTGCTGACTGAGTGCCGAACTGTTTGTACTCACTACGCGCACGACCGTCAGGATCGATGCGTGAGCTTACGTAGACGGAGTAGAACTTGTGCTCCTTCTTGTAAGCAGCGAGTGCCAGAATGACGTTCTTATCTTCGGGTCGTGTGCGAGGGTGTGCAAGTATGTGCTTGCGGTTGTTATCTGCTGTAGAATGCCCGCGTCCTGTAAGTTTGAGACGACGGAACAGAAGATCAGATATCTGAGGTGCGCTACGTGGATTTGGACAAAGCGTGGTGTCGCCTGTCGCGGTATGCACGGCATCCAGAAACTTCTGTTCGAGTTCGTCAACAAGCTGTGCATAGTATGCGTCGAACTCTGCTTTGCGTTTGGCATCGACTAGCACTCCGCAGACAGTCATCTCAGTTAGATGTGGCTGTGCACGCATGACGTGATTGAAGAATAAGTCATCGAGCTTCTGCCGCTTGAGTTCGACATGCAGCTTCTCACTGCATGCGAGTGTGATGCAACAGTCCTTGACGTTGTAGACCCAGAAGTCTTCGATCTTGCCATCACTCTTCTCACGCCAGTCAACACGCTCGTTCTTGTAGTACGGGTGTGTTGTGTATTGTGTAGTCAGGAATCCAAGGTCGTGAGGTGCTGATGGGTAGAGTAGATGATGCGCGAGTAAGGTGTCGAACCAAACACGGTGAACAGCAAGTCGGTCCTTATATCCGAGCCAGTAGGCATCGAAGTTACCATTCTGAGCCACAAGGCGTGTTGCACTGTCTCCAAGAACTCGCTGAATGGATCGACGGATATATCTCTCTTCGGCAGTGGTAAACCGATTGCTGGCAGCAGATCGGAAGTTAATGCACATCCCTTCGTGAGCACTGTTTGCCATTCCGATGCATGCAGTCTCACCGGCAGTGACTTCAATGTCAAACGCAACAGGCTTGCGTTCATCAGCCATACGCTCACACCACTGCATAGCTTCAGTTGGGGACGGGTCGATGTGAGGAATGATTTTGTGCTCACGCCAGTTACCTCTCATCACCATGTCGAGCTTGGCGAGATCGAGTGAGAACCATGCTTCCATCGATGGCGTACGCATCACATGCGCAGGGTTGTTGGTGATGACGTACATACGTTCACCGACAGTGAGCACGCTACCACGCCACTGATCGACACCACTACGACCACTGAGTGCTTCGAGTGCTGCGTTGCCGAGTACGAGTACGTACTTGACGTTCTTCAGACAGCTTAACTCCCACTGCACTAGACCTTGCCAGTGCGATAGTTCGTTCGCTGGCACTTTCTCTTTGCCTGCTGCATCAACAAGCTGTCGTTTGATGACGTTGGTGAGGTAGCAGTTACGGCGCGTAATACCAAATCGACGCAAGTGATCCCATAGATACTTACCGCTGCCGCCCACAAGTGGCATACGCATACGTACTTCTTGTTCACCAGGAGCTTCTGCGACGATGGCGAGTTGTGCATCGACATCTCCATCACCGAAGCATTGTATCTGTAGACCGATTGGTTGTGCGCGAGAGGCAAACTCGCGTTGTAGCTCACCGATGTTCATCGGCGCCTCCTATGTTGTACCCAGTCGAGCAAGATGATCTGTCCGCCACCAACAAGGACACCAATTGAGAAGCTGATCCAACTCCATGTCATCCTGTTGACTCCCAGTTGTCTGCATCACCATCACTGACTGCATACGCTCGTCCGTGCATGCGTGTGACTGTGCGCTCGAGAGTTGTGAAGCGAGTGTTGCAGATTGTGCACACACGTCGTCGTCGGATCATGCCACTGTTAGTGATGCGTGAGTCCTTCACGAACGACGGTCGATTGGCTTGGCAGACAGGACACCATAGCGCTGCTGCTTTGTCACATACTATGTACCTGTCATCCATTTTGTCACCGCATGATCAATGAGGTCAATGAACAGTTCTTCATCAGTGTTGTTGTGTATCACCATCGTACGCACACCCTCATACGTCCAGTAGCTGCGTGAGTCGTTGTCGAATGTGTGTCCGGGTCTGTGAATGTGAATGCACAGGCAGTTGCGTGGATGGAACGCATTGATGATCGGCTCTGACTCTTCAACGAAGCCACTATCAGTGATGACTGTACACTTGCTGAGTGTGATAGTGTGATACAAGCGCATCACTGCTAGATTGCCAAAGATCGATGGACCGAACACTGGCTTGGCGAACTGCTCACTGAATGCGATCTTGATCTGACGCAGTGACACAGGACTGTCAAATGGCAAGTGATCAAGCTCACTGATTGGTGTATCCTTGTTGTGTTCCCATTGCATCCATGACGGTGAGTCGTAGTCGAAGAACATACGCAATGCACGATCCATTGGTTGCTTCATCTCGTACAAGCGTATCCAGTCATGACGACGCATGAGTTCACGACCGGCTGTATCTTTGCCACTGCCTGGTGGTGCGTTGAGGAACACGATCTTGTGTGGAGGCACGTCACGCTCCTGTATCAGCAAACTTCAACAGACGCTCAGCAAGCGCACGCGCAGTCAGACGATTGATGCCGATCCATGCAGTCGGTCCTGCGAAGATCAGCTTCATCTGTCCGTCTACAACGGTAAGTCCCATCGGCTTGTTCTCGCCGTCATCTGTGTGCAGCAATCGTGTTCCTACAAATGTCTCGATCCTGTCGGTCATCTCACAACTCCTTGTCATAGATGTACAGTGCTTCACTAGCGAGCATGCGTGCACGTGTGATGTCGTCACGTGATAGCGTAGCATCAGCACGTTGCAAGTTGCACTTGCGATGTGCTAGCACTGAGAACTTCCAGTCATCAGCACGACGAGCAGCACGTGGTATGATGTGTTCGATTGTCGCTTCTAGTCTGCTAGTGCGTCCATCGTGACGATGCATGCATGGTGTCATGTGTTCACCACAGTGAAAGCACTTGCTATCTTGTAGTGCCATGAGGATGGACATGTAACGACGCTTTGCGTCACTACGACGCTTACCCATTAGAAGCGAGGTGCGACAGTGGACAGTGCTGCACTCAGTCCGTACGTGTCAGTCACAACTGTTGCTGTCTTTCTGGCTCGCGTAACAGCCGTATAAAAGTTCTTCCTGTTGAGCATGCCACGCACTGATCGGTTCATGATGTAGATGATGTGCTGGTACTCACTGCCTTGGCACTTGTGAGTAGTGAGTGCATACGCGAGTGCTAAGTCCTTCTGTGGATGCACGACGATGTTGCGCTGATCAGGTCCACGCTCGATAATGATTTCAATCGGCACGTTGACGATGCGATCACCTAGATCGATGAATATCTCACCGAACTCTGTGATCTCAGTGATGATACCGACTTCACCATTGAACAGACCAGTCACGTCATCGACGTTGCTGCCAATGTCGTAGTTGTTCTGTGTACACACAACTTTGTCACCGACGCGCACACGGATGGCCTCTTCAGGCTTGGCCCACGGATGGCGCTTTGGTACGTACCACTCACCGTTCATGTGTGGATGGAACAGCAGTTGCAGCTTTGCATTCAGTGCGTGCGTACCGATCCATCGTGTGTTCTGTGGTGTGATGATCTGGTTGTCGCATGTACTGAAGTCGATGCCACGCTCACCCATCTGCAACACTGTCTGCACGAGCATGTCCACTGCATCGTTGGTCATGATCATGCTGAAGTCATCACGTCGCAGTGGTGACCAACCACTGATGATGCGTGCGCCATTGCTGACGACACCACTACCTTCACCTTGTCTGTGGATCGTCTCTAGCTTGATGCCTTGGAAGCGAGTCAGCAGATCGTTGAACGGTGTCGGTAGTGCGCGGAGTCGGTCGCTTGGTTCGATAGGAGGCAACTGATTGAGATCACCGAACACACGCACGCATGCACCAGCCTTCAGTGCATCGATGACTTGTCGATGCAAGACGTGCGACACCATTGCGTACTCGTCGATGAGCACGTAGTCAGCAGCTAGTGGGTCTTCGCGACATCTCTTCGGCACAGACGTGTCGAGGTACTTGCCTGTCTTCGGATCGCGCTCACCAGGACGTGGGAATGCAAGCAAGCGGTGTATCGTGACAGCACGAATACCCGTTGCTTCAAACACACGCTTGGCTGCTTTGCCAGTAGGACAGGCGACTGCGACTTCAAAGCCAGCGTCAGTCAAGCGCTCGTGCACGTACTTGATGAGAGATGTCTTACCCGTGCCGGCACTACCCGTCACGGCAACGATGCGTCGGTTAGTGTCGAGACATGCGTTCACAGCCTCGATCTGTTTGGCGTCCAGTTCCATTGGTCACCTTCAAGTTGCGAATGAACTCACGATCATACCACTGCATGTCCTGACCACTCGTCAGGCGTGCGTAGATAGACAACAGGTAGCGAGCAGCGAGTGGATCGCTCACTGCATACATGCACCGCGTCACGGTGTGTAGGTCAGAGTTCAATGGATAGTTCCTCACCAGTGCGCTCCTTGTGCAACGCACGGGCAATGATGAGAGCGCACCAGCGGATGTATGCAGCATACGGCACACCGAGTGTCGCTGCTGTGTCTCTGATTAGCTTGCCTTGTTCGACTGACATGTTGATGAGGATCGCATCACCTTTGCGTATCTTTGCTTGTGCGCCTCTGAAGCGATCAGCGTTCTTGTAGTTGAGTAACTGTGGTACTGCTACCGTCACGTACGTCGGCACCGCAACAACAGGTGTCCAACCTCTGCTGTGGCTGTTGTCTGCTGTCATGATGCCGACGCTCCGTGTGCGTGTGCTGTTACTGAGCAGCTTGCGCGTGCGGTGCCGCAGCCGTCTCACGCTTACGAGCACTGCGAGGGATCAGGATGCGCAGTACATCGAGCTTGCCAGCACCGGACAGCACGTCTTCGAGTACCTTGTCCTTGTCCAGCGTGAAGCCCTTGATCGACGCCTTGACCTGTGCGGCAGTGACACCCTCAGCAGGCTCGATGAGGATGAACACGGCACGCGGGCCGAGTGGCTTGTTGGTCCGCTTCTTCTTCTCTGCGTTCTCTGGCTTTGCCATTGCGACTTTCCTTATCATGGTGGATTCTCAGGCTCATAGATAGTAGTGCAGTGACGAGGCATGTGTCAATATACCTCGTCACTGCTGGAGCGACTAGGCTGCGCTTAGACCGCCACGCTCGATCTTGGCTTGCATCGCACCCTCGTACGGCTCGTGCATGACCTTCGCGTAACACTCACGGTTCATGAAGTCCATCGCATTGATGTCCTTGCCAACCATCGGCACATCGAAGACTTCGCAGATGCGACGGGTGTTGAAGCGACCCTGCGGCGTGTCTTCGACAGACACGTAGTGCATCAGGATCGTACCATCAGGGTTGCCATCGGTGTAGTCAGCAGGGTACTGATCAGGAGTGACATGCAGCGTGAGCGTGAGCGTGCGCTTGCCGCTGCTCTTCGACGGGCCGACAGCGGACATCTTCACAGATGCACGATACGTACCAGTAGGGATGGGCTTCGGTGGCTGTGCGTCAGCGATGTTCTCACTGAAGCTGATCACAGACGGGAGTTCGTGTGCTGCGTCATTCATGTCTTGTCACCTTTTGGCGGTATGTATGCGGCACTATCCTTCAGACCGCTAGCTAAGGGATAGCGTTTCTCTAGCACGACTAGTGCGTTCTTCAGTGACTGCTCAGTCACGTGGTAACGCACGATGCCTACAAGCTGTACAAAGTCTGCACGTAGCTTGCTCATGTCCTCAGTCAGCGCATCGATGAGTGACTGGTGGTCAGCGAGTTGCTTGTTGATGAGTTCAGTATTTGGCATGGTCTTAGTGCGCAACCTACCAAAGTGCTGTGTACGCACATGCTCGACGCTCGCCAGCTTGCACTTAACGTGTGTGGCAATGCGTAGGTCAGACCATCCATCGTGGTATGCTCCTTTCTCAGCATCGAAGTGCTGTCGCAACAACAAGACCACCTCAGTCGTCTCTAATGCAGTGAGCTTGACATTCTTAGTTGACGCGCTGCTCACTTATCTTCGTCATCACCGATCAGATCGTCGTCGTCAACACCGTCTTCGGACTCATACGCAGTGTTGAAGGCGATGACAGCACGATGCATGTCAGTGATGAGATCGATAGCGTTCTCAAGTGCCTTCGATGGAAGCTCGTTGTTGACACTCAGGAAGTTAGTGAGCCACTGCATGAAGTCCTGTGCAGTGACTTCTGGATCGAACACGTCGCGACGTGCGCCATCACTGCACGGAACGAACGTGTCTAGACGGACACCTTCTTGTTCACTCATTCCTACCTCCTACAACGGCAGCTTGTAACCAGGACCACCAGCACGCCACTGATCGATCCACTGCACGACGGTGCTGCCTGTGCCATCGTACATGTTGTATGTCCATGCGATCGTTGATGTCTTGTCGGTACGAAACATGCGTGACTTCATCGGTGTGACGACACTGTACGGTCGCACATGCAGCGTGCGTCTTGCACCATGATCCTTCATGTACCAGACTTCACTGATGTGGACTGGTACTTCAAACGGCAGTGAGCCACCGAGTAGGAGTGTGATGCGTTCGATCTGCAACACTCCTTTCTCATCAGGCTTCTTCTCTGGTGCGTCTTCGTGACACACAACCATGCAGTGCTTGTTGTAGCGACCAGTGACGCGCAACAGCATGCGGATGAACGAGAGCACAACACGGTTGCGGATGCCGTAGCCAGCAACGCCTGGCTGTTCGATAGTTGGCTTGTTCACTCCTGTTCCTGGTGCCTTGCTGATTGCGTACGTCATTGCTACTTGTGCGAAGGAGGTCACACTGTCTACAACGACAGACTTGATGTCGTCACGATCCTTCAGCATGTCACCGAGTGCACGCTCGAACGTACCACCCTCAGCGAACTGTAGCATGTCAGCAGGTGTCATCGTGGAGAAGTCAATGCACTCGATGTGCGTTGCACCTGCGATGGTCTTCTCACCGTCAGGATCGAAGTTGAACCATAGTATCTTGCCTGGTAGTGTGCCTGCGAGTGCTGTCTTGCCACAGCCAGGACTGCCCCATACAACGAACGTCACACGCTCATTCGGTCCTGATGCTGGTGATGCGATTGGACGACCAAGGAACTTGTGTGGCTGTGTTGCATTGTTCATGTCTGCTCCTGTCGTGCTTGTCTAAGCAAGTGTGCAGCTAGACGGTCTGCGTTGTCTGGGTGTGCTAGGTTCCATAGCACGTCGAGAGTGATGTCGCTGCACCAGACATTCGGTTGTGCATGACACCATGCTGCTAGCACTGGATCGTTAGTTAGCTCGATGCCAGTCACGTAGCGACGTGCGTTCCAATCATTCGCTTGCTTTGCCTGGGTCATGCAGTGGATTCCAGATGTCATCGACCATCTGTTCGATCATGTTCTTCATGCCATCATCGTCTTCGTAACAGAATGGAATGAACGGACACGGACGGAAGTAGCGATTGCATGAGTGTGTGAACTTAGGTGCATTGATTGGATCGTGATTGTAGCGTACGTACTGTGCTAGCGCTTGGAAGATCCAGTCGGTCCAACGCTTCACATGATAGTGTTCTCTGATTGCGTTCTCATACACAATCCCATTGCCGTACTCTCGTGGTAGTGGTAGCTGTGCACCAATCACAATCGCACGCTTGACTAGCTGACCACTGATGACTGATGCACCTTGTGTGTAGCCAGTCACTTGGTGACTCATGAGGAACGACATGCGCCATGCTAGATCGAGACGACCACCTGTCTTGTTCTCATGCACGATGAGTGGTGACACATCACGAGGACCATTCCAATGCAGACCGTCCATGCGTCCGCAGTAGCGGATGCGTTGTGCAACGATGAAGCCATCAGTTGCATGCTCTTCACCACTCTCGATGATCATGTCGATTGGCACTTCGATACCAACACGTGCAGTTGGATCGTTCACATCGTCAACCCATACTGGGTATCGACTCCAGTCCCACTTGTTCAGGTACTCGATGCACGTCGCTTCTAGATTGCTCATGCTACGACGTTTATCGTCTGGATCGTCGTAATACCCACTCGTGCCGAGTGCTTCGAGCATGAAGTTGACTGCATTGGCGCTGTCAGTGTTACCGGACTTGGTAGTAGCGCACATCGACTGCCACCGCTGGCTACCAAATACACGCGGTCCCCAATGTGCACTGTGCTCCGGTAGCCGGTCGGTGGTTTGTAGTTGATAGAAACGGATAGCTGCGAATGCGTCATGACATGCTGCTCCTGCTTCAAGTGCCATTGCACGACCAGCGCCTTGGATGTTCTTGTTCATGCCGTATCGCAGGACACCCCATGTAGGACACGTATCGACAGCACTGAGACGTGTGTGATCGTAGATCGTCATGTGCTTCATGCTGTCTGGTGTCTCGTAGATACGGACGTTCATGCACACCCCCGGCGGTGCGAAGCAGCGCCCATATACCTGCCAGTGCTATACGTGTCAGTGTTCATGTTCGTCACCACTACGAGTCAACTCATCCATTGCTTTCTTCTGTTCGTCCATGATGGTAGTATGCACACCAATGAGATTGACGATACGCAGGAACTCCTTGGCGATGTGCATGATCTGTTGCTGTTGCACAGCTTGCTGCTCGAACAGTGCTTCGATGATCTTGATCTCTTCAGGTGACCAACGACCGCTAGCACGAAGAGTGCTACGTACGTGTGCGAGTTTCATGTGACCTCCATCACATCTGTGATGCCAACTGCTTCTTCACGTTGATACGTGGTGATGTGCGTACGCATAGCACGCACCTTGACTAGCTTCTCTGTCACTTTGGACAGTCGCTTGTCGAGTAGTTCGAAATCTGTTGCGAGTGTGGACATGAGATGATCGAGTTGTTCTCGCATCTTCTCAGTCATCTTCTCATTGCGTAGCTGCATTGCTGCTTCGTACTCGCGACGAGCATGCAGGCGTCGGTGTTGCAATTCAGCAACGAACAGTTCTAGCTGTTCGTCACTCATCTCTGCGATGCTGGCTCTATGGATAGGAGTGTCAGGCATCAGGGACCACGCAGCTTGTCTATTCTGTTATGCGCTTCTCGCTTTGCTTCTGCAAGTCCTTTCGCACGTCCATGTATTGCAAACTCTTGTGTGTGCGTGAACTTGTACCCCCAAAGGCTAGTACTTGGATTGAATAGGTATGTGATGACGACAGACCGATAGCGTTCCTTCTCTTGCTTCGGTGCAATCGGCACGATGTTTGCCATGCGTCCTCCGTACACATGTGAGTGTGTGCAGTGCGTGGGCACACTGCGCACCTCAGTCGCGGCGCTACGTGATGGAGTCACGTTACCCACACGACGCAGCTACGGCATCGCGCTTACTGTGGCCGTAGCTACTCAGTCGTCGATGCTGACGATTGATGGATACAAACGCAGTTGCGGATCACCAGTGATGCTTGCTTCAGCGATGATCTCGTCAGCGACTTTGACGCCGACACGCTTGGCGAGTACGACACGAAGCTGATCGCGACT